CCCCATCAGCAATAGTAATGGGGCCAGCCGACATACCATTGTATCCCGTCGGGATTGTGTAATCACTAGAGATCGTTTGACCGTTCAGCCAGATGGGGACGCCAGCAGCCGCCACATACCTCACCCAAGCAGAACTATCATAAATGTACGAGTTGTTGGTGTCTGTCTCGTAGATGACCTGACCTTCATACGGTGAAGGGGGGCGGGTCGTGGAGGTGCAGACGCCGGGTTGAAGGATGCTGTTCGGTACAGATGATGTTAGGCCCATGATACGGTTCCTGTTCCAGCAGTGAAGACGGTTACTTTATCGGAGCCGTCAATTGTGGTGGTGTAAGTTAATCCAGCAGTTGCGGTAATGGTTCCGTTTGATGGGTACCTAAGGACAACAAGACCTGATCCACCATTTCCGCCGTTAGATGTAGGGCTGCTAGCAGGGTGCGCGCCGCCACCGCCACCACCACCTGTGTTTGCTGTTCCAGCACCGCCAGCAGCACCACTACTATCTCCTCCTTTACCGCCGCCACCAGAACCGCCAGAACCTCCAACCTTTGTTCCGGTGTTAGTGTTGGCTGAGCCGCCGCCGCCACCGCCCCTAGTTGTTGGGGTTCCGGTTATTGCAGAAGATACGCCATTTCCGCCGTTACCTCCGGGGGTGCCGCTTGAAGATATGTTCGCGCCCGCGCTTCCGGCGCCACCGCCGCCACCTCCTCCGAGCCAAGATCCACTTTGGTGACCGCCATTGCCGCCAGCGTAACCTTGATTTGCGGTTCCAGCAGCACCCGTATTGGCCTGAATTCCAGTACCATCGCCACCGCCACCGCCGCCGCCCGAACCTCCAGAGTCGCCGGGGTATGATGCCTGTACGCCGCCCGTACCTCCACCAACAGAAGTTACTGAGTGGAATACAGAGTTGGAGCCATTTGTCTCGGTGCCTGCTGTGGAACGACCCGTCCCACCTGCACCTACCGTAACTGTATAACTTGTAATGTAATCTAGCGAAAGCCCCTCTTCGCTTGGTGCTCCACCACCTGAAGTTTCAGACTGGTAGGCAACACGGTAGCCACCGGCACCGCCGCCTCCACCGCCGCCTCCGCCGTCACCGCCGCCTCCGCCGCCTCCACCTGCAAGCACGAGATACGTCAAACTAATATTAGGGCCGTTTCTGAAATTAATCCAATTACCAGCAGCACTGGAATACCATTCAGGTTCACCCGTGGTCTCGTTGAACCGCATCTGACCAGCCGTAGGGGACGCAGGGCGCTCGGCAGTAGTACCAGAAGGCAACTGGACACCCTCACCGGACGTATCACCAATATTCACCCATGAAGACCCGGCCCACACAAACACTTTGCCGGTATCTGATTCAAAGATTACCTGTCCGGTATAAGGGTTATCGGGGCGGTCTGTTGAAAGACATACCCCTGTTTTTAGCCCGCCGGTAGTAGAAGAAACAGCCATTAGAAAGTCACCGTCCCTGTGCCAGCAGTAAATACCAACACAGTATTGAGACCTACCGATGATGAGGTGTACGTGAGACCAGCAGAAACAGAACTAGGCGGATTGCCTTGATAACTGATAATCACTACACCAGAACCTCCATTGCCGGAAGAACCACCACCGCCACCGGTATTATCCGTACCATTAGCGGCGGCTACTGGAGGTGTAACGCCAGTAAGGTTCGTGCCGATACCGCCGCCCCCAAGACCACCGGGATAGTTGGATGCCTGACTCCAGTTAGCCGCCGACCCACCGCCAGCCCTATACACCCCGGAACCCGTAATGTATGACTGAACACCGTCACCGCCACCACAAGGGTCAGATCCGTCGTTGTAGGCTCGGCCAGCCTGACCGGCACCACCACCACCACCACCATAAGGAGGTGAATTTCCACCAGATCCGCCAGCGTAACCTTGATTGGCCGTACCAGCACCAGCGCCCGAGTTGGCGACATACCAGCCGCCACCGCCCGAACCGCCAGCGCCAGCACTCCTGTTAGCGCCCGCAGAGTCGCTGGCCGCACCGCCGCCACCACCCGTGGAGGTAACAGTATGAAATACAGTGTTACTGCCGTTTGTTCCCGCTACCGCTTCGTTGCTGGCACCGTATGCGCCCGAGTTTCCCCCAGCCCCAACAGTTACCGTGTACGCAGTTGCGAAACTGAGTGTGAGCGGTGTTTCTGCTGAACTTCCACCGCCAGACGACTCTCCTTGTACTGAGGATCGGTAGCCGCCAGCGCCGCCACCGGCACCACGGGTGGCTCCACCACCACCACCTCCGCCAGCAACAACAAGGTATGTTGCCGTCACCTCTGGTGTTGATCTAAACCTTATCCATCCCGCAGCGGAGTGATAATACTCAGGCTCACCTGTAGTCTCATTAAACCTAATCATTCCCGTAGATGGGGACGCAGGGCGCTCAGCGGTAGTGCCAGAAGCAATCTTGGTGTAATCATCGCCCTTAGGGGTTTGGTCTAACAGAAGCCAAGCCGAACCGTCCCAAGTGAGAACCTTATTCGTATCAGTCTCATAAATAACTTGACCCTCGTAAGGGTTCGCAGGGCGCGTTGAACTAGTGCATACCCCGGTCTGGATACCCAGACGCCCAAGAGCAGCATCAATCGACACTAGGCGGTCTCCTTGACCCAACCCACGGCGGTTACGTTGACTCCAGATCTGTCTGCGTTCGCCTGTACGGTTTCTGTGGCCGTCAGGACCAATGCCGTATCGAACACCAGCGTGTCGTTACCAGCGATAGGGAGGCGGTAGAAGACGGCGTTACTAGCGGTAGCAACATCACCGATGGAGATCGTTGCCCACGCATCAACACCGTTAGTGTTGGTAATGATGATCTGCTTGGTCACCCAGACCCGACTAGCGGGGACGGTTCCAAGGGTGCCGCCACTAGCGGCAGTGCTGACTTCTGAGGGGCCGAATACCCTCGTCTCTGTGCGATCTCCTGCTGCCATTAGGGACCAATCTCCATCATGATCAACGCAGCATCCGTGCTGCTACTGGTAATTGTAGACGACGACGACGACGATCCGCCCCCGCCTGTACCTCCGACCTCAACCCACGCCGAGTCGTAGTAGACCAGCAGTTTTCCGGTGTCGGACTCAAACCACATGTCACCCTCAGTGGGGCTGGCGGGGGCGTCGTCAGAAACGGTAACGGAAGCACCGCCGCCACCGCCCCCACCGCCGACACCGATCTCAATCCACTGAGCAGACGAACCGTCGTCATAGTAGATATAAGTTATTCCGGTATCGGTTTCAAACCAGATGTCACCTGATATGGGGGACGCAGGGGCGGCGTCCTGCATGTAGGAACTGATACCCGCGCCGCCACCGACCTCAACCCACTGCTGCGAGGTCCCGTCGTCGTAGTAGATAAACGTGAGACCCGTGTCAGACTCGTACCAGAGGTTGCCGTTCTCGGGGGCGCTCGGCGGAGTATCAGAAATAGTGACGGATGCGCCCCCGCCGGAGACCTCCTGCCACGTTCCGCTGGACTTGAAGTAGAACGTGTCGTTAGTGGTATCAATGGCTATAGCGCCATCAGCGATACTGGAGGCGGGGGTGCCGTTAGTGGTTAGCGTGATGATGCCAGCAGCGGCCTCAAACGAGTCATCAGTCTTGAGGGCGTCAGCGGTATCTCGGTACAGGTTGACATCGCCAGCAGAAGCCCCGCCACCCCAGACAAGTCGCCCTCCCGCCTCAAACTTGATGCGGTCAGCGGCCTCGCCATCAACAGATACGGCCAATGCGTCGGACGCTGCCGACGTGATATTCCGTATGACAATTGGGGTAGTGAACTTCTGAGCCACGACTCAGTTCCTTCCATGGGGGCCGCAACCCCCTTATGTCAGCCCGTTAAGACGATTCGGTAATCGCCAGCGGTGATGCTGGCACCGTTAATGGTGACAGTAGCAGCGCTGGTGGAGGTGCGAACGGAATCAGCGATAACCGTCGCCCCCGTGGAGACCTCAAACACCTGAACGAGGACATCCTTGGTACCGAAGTTATGGGTCACCGTGGTGATGCTGGTGGAACCAGACGAGGCGGCACAGTCCTGAGCGGCAACACGGGCCAGCGTCGGGGTGCTCGTCGTGCCGGAAGTGGTGTCAGCGAGGTTGTTACGGGCATCAGCCGCAGTGCTGGCACCGGTACCACCGTGGGTGACCGGAAGATCGTTGGTAACAGCGTTGGCATTGGACAAGTCCAGAGCGCCCCACGAAGGAGTGGTGCTGGAACCATCAGAGAGAAGTACCTCACCAGAAGTAACCGACGACTTGACGGCCACATTGTCAGAGCCGTCAATGTAGGTGGTGGTTCCATCGACGTTGACATCAATCTGGTTCGACTGAGTACCGGACTTAGAAAGACCGTCACCAGCAACGATCTGACCAGCACCGGAGAACTTGGCGAAGGTAAGGGCCGTGGTGTCAAGGGTAATAGTGTCGTTGGTGGAGAGCACCCAGCCACTGTCGCCGTTAGCGGCACCCTCAGCAACGAAGGTGAACAAGCCAGCGGTGACCTCAGCACTGGAATCAGCGTCGCTTGAGCGTGACCACGCGCCACTGGTGGAGACGACATAGATACCGTTCTCAGAGCCGGTGGACTGGTCCTTGACGAGGACACGGTCCCCGTCGGTGAGGGTCACACCGTCGATGGAGGTCGTGGTGTTGCTCAGGGAGATGTCAGAGCCGGTCGTGGCAACTCGCACCGACTGCTTAACGTCCAGACCAGAGCGAGCCGCATCGACGTACGCCTTGTTAGCAGCGTCAGTGTCAGCAGAGGGGGCCACAAGGCCAGTGACCTTGTTGGCGGTGATGTCGTTGGCAGAGAAGTCACCAGACGCATCACGGAAGACAATGGTAGAGCCGGTGTTGCTAGCGGTGGCGGCATCCAACTTCGTCTTATCAGCCGCCGACATGACACCGGGGTCGCTGGTCGTAGCAGCGTTAGGAGTAACGCTGACCGTACCGTTGGATTCACTGACGGTCAGTGCGGCAGAATTACCTCCAGCCGACTGAACAGCGTGGACGACCTTGCGCCAGCCTGTACCGTCATACCACTTGATGACATTCTCAGTCGTGTTGTAGACAACACGCCCAACAAAGTTACCGGTGTTGGGGTCAGAGGCTAGGCTTTCAAAGCGACCATTGAGGATCTGATTCTGAACCAGATCAAGATTTGTAACGAACTTCGTTGCCATAAAAAGTCCTTAGGTTAGATAGGCAATGCCCGAGAACGGCTGAGTGAAGTCTACACGAATTGAAGTCTCGCTGAGGTAAGTTACCTCGCCTATAACCTGTGTTTTTCCGCTGTCCACAACCGTGACACTGGGGTGCCCACCGAGGTTGTGGGTGATGCTCCAACTAGCAGAGGGGGAAACTTGGTCGTAGATGTAGCGCCTGACATTTCCTGATGTAAACGCACCAAATGGAACATCTGGCCACCCGTCGTTGGTCTTGGGACCATACAGAGCATTAGCGTCATCAAGATCTACGTAGTAATCACCAACAGATCCGATATCTACGGTCGGATACCCGTTGCCCTGTAGAAATACGGAGCCACGGGGACCCTGCGCTCCAACCGTAGAGACTTCAACGACGTTGTCTCCGGGGCTGGTGACCTCTACAACATTCTGCTCGGGGTAAGCCTCGACAGTGTTGATGGACTCAAATACTTCAACATAAGTGTTCATTACCTAAACACCTTCGGCCTCACAACAAAGAGACCCATGAGAAGCCGTTCGACAATGCCGCCTGAAGAGGTCAACTCAAGCGTGTAGGTGTAATGACCCTCATCAAGGTTAGCCGTATCTTCGTCGGCAATGAGAAGGTCAATGGTTCCAGCCGCATCACCTAACGTGATGCGGCCATTGGATGTAGAGAGGGTCAGCGCAACGGGGGCCGCAGTAGTTCTATCACGGATAACCATCTCGGCTGAGTAGCCGGTAAGGTCGATCAACGACCCAGTGGAGTCCTTCCACTTGACCGTCTGTGAGAACGTGGCTCCCTGATCGGCAGTAAACCCATAAGTTCCTGCTAATGAAGTCATCCTCGTCTCCTCTACAACTGGTAAGGGCGGGGGCAGATGCCCCCGCCCTTTAGCCAGTACTTACTTGGCGGGGTTATCAGGCGATGGCCCCACCGAGGGTGTTGAGGACGACGCGGGACTCGTGCGTGATCATGCCGAAGCCCCAGATGGCGTACCACGCCAACCCGTGCTCACGACCGAAGTCGATCACACCACCGTCTCGCAACTCAACCGGGAGCGAGATGGCGTGGCCGAAGGCGTTGTCACCGATCATGATGGCGGCGTACGACTCGTCAGCGACATCGCCGTCACCAGCGTCCGGCAGGCCAGCGGCAATGGCGCTGGTGTCCAGACCCTTAGCAACCTGCGTGGTCTCAATGAAGACAACGTCGTAGATACGCCCGATCTCACCGAGCATGAAGTTGCCGGGGGCGGCGTACTTCGTGACCTCGATGAACTCCGGCCAGTCACGGAGCGCACGGCTCTGGGACGGGTGAACGAAGCAGACGTAGGTGTCGCCCAGACGCGGGATGTTCTGGCCAGCGAGGACCTCAACGGCATCCTTGACGGTCGCCGGGGACATGTAGCCCGGAGCCGAAGCGGAACCGACGGTGCCCGGGTCGTACGGCGAGATAGCGCCACGAGCCGAAGCCGTGGTGCGACCGAAGACCGCGTTGGGGGCAACAGCGGCCCCACCACCGAACGGGATAGCGTTCTGGTAGAGGGTGTTGCGGGCCTGCGTGTCCATGGACTGAGCCATGTGACGACCGAGGAGGCGCGAGGCCGAGGCCATCACGTCATCGAACGAGGCGTTGAGGAGGAGTTCGGTGACGGCGACAGCCTTACCGTGCTCCTTGACGGTGATCTGGATCTGCGACGCCGAGAGGGCGACCGGCTCCATACGAACACCCTCAGTCAACTCCGACCCAGTCTGGTCGACGCTGAGGTTGTTGTAACGCATGAAGTTGATCGTCAGACCGGGCTGAACGCCCAACTCCGTCTTCTTGACGGCGAACTGCTCAAAGCGAAGCACGGGCATCGCTTGGAACAGGATCTCTTTCGACCAGATCTGCTGAATGGCGGGGGAGAGAGTAGCGTCGGCTGAATAGCCGGTCGTGGTGACCGCCGAAAGGTCGGCACCGGTAATCGCTCCACCCTGAGGTGCGGGAAGGGCCATGGTTTTATCCTCCGTAGGATACGTGGTTACTTATATGGGTTAGCGACCTCTAAACGAGGCTTGTGCCAAGAGCCGGTCCCTGATCTGTGCGTACTGATCCATCGACATGTTAGCGATATCCGCCGAGGTCAATGTTTGCTGCTCCGTCATATTCTCCAATGGCCCAATTGGGGTTGATCCCGTTGGCGGGACTCCCCTCAGACGCTGCTGCTGTTGCGGCATAGCCTGTTGGATGTTCTCCACAATAGCAGATGTACGAGCAACAACTGCCGAAATTGCGCTTTCAATTTCATCTTCTGAATTTCCCTTAATGAAGTCCAGAAGTTCCGGCATAATGTTGTCTTGCTCTTCTGCAATGCGGCGTGACTTGTACGACTCAAGTTCCTGATAGCGACGCTCCTGATCAAGGACCGCCTTCTGAGCCTCAGCCTCCTGCTGGAGTGCATTGAACTTCTCTTCCCACTCCGTTTGGGCTGTGTTAATGCGCTGCTGGAACTCATCTTCCTTCTTGGACAGAAGTTCCTTGGCAGACATTTCCTCCTCTTCACGGAGGCGACGCTCTTCTGCTTCCTTAGCGGCGTGCTCTTCAGCGAGGCGCTTTTGCTCTTCGCGCTCGTGATTGAAGATCTCAACCTGCTCTTGCAACTTGTTGATCTTGTCGTACAACTTGTCCTTTTCCTGACGACGGATCGCTTCCACTTCGTCCTCGGAGAACATCCGGGCGTTCTTAGCGCGTTGGGTCTCCTGAACAGGGGCGGGGGCCGCCTGCTCCACAGGAGCCGTCACAGGGTTGTCAATGGTGACAGAGTCACCAGTTTCAGTAACTGCCATTATTAATACCTCACGTTGTCGTGCTGATGTGTCTGAAATAGATTCCTAGTTGTCAGTCCGTGTCAGGCACACGTCGTTGAGCCAAGTTGGCTCCGTATGCCCGCTGCGCCAATTGATTAACTATGTCACCGGAGGGGTTAACCCCCGGCATCACTCCCGATCCCTCTTGCGCGGAACCGGCAGATGTTACGTCGGAGCCTCCTGCACTCTTTGTCTCAGAGGCAGGTTGTGCTCCGTCGGGTGTAACCATACCAGTAATTGCCATCACCGATGCGGCTATCTGAGCATTAATTAGTTCAAGAGCGCCTTGATCCATAGCGTCATCACGCAACTCTTCTGAAACTTCGGCCATCTTCTCGTTCGGGAACTCCTCGCCCAGAGCACGAAGAGCGCCACGCTTGGACTCCAGACCCATCGCCATCTTCGCCTGCAACTCGTTCAACTTGATCAACTGATCGACGGGGAGCGGGTCCGGCCAATGAATAGCCGTGCGATACGTGTTGGGGTCGCGGGGGTCAAGAACCTGTAATTGATCAGGCTCGGGGAACGTGGCCTCAGTCGGATTCCACTGAAGCGACTCCGGCTCATGAACGGCCTGCGTCCTGATGATGAGTTCGTTCAACTGAACAAGACCCTTAGCGAAGTGCGTCCGCTTCATGTAGTAGCGGTTCATCATCGGCTGGTACTGGATAGCCAGAGCCACGCCCGACGTGTTTGAGATCGGCTGGGTCTTACCGAGAGCACTCTCGGGGACTCCCGTGATCTCGTGCATAGCCTGCTTAATGACCTGTACGTAGTTGAGAGCACCAGCCATCTCACCGCTGGACTCAAGGTTGTACACCCGAGCCTTATCGGGGAGGCCAGCCCACACCTTCTTGGCACCTCGCTCCAACTGTGAAGCCTTGGCACCAGTGATGATGGTCACGGGGGCGCTGTGGTAGTTGATGATGTCCGATATCTCAGTCATCTTCTCGTTCAACTCGCGGTTGAGCGGGATGATGTCCCAGATGTCAGCCTGTCCCCACGGGGACGACGAGATGCTGACGTTCGGGATGTGGATGACTGGCACCTTGCCGATGGGGTTCTCGTACTGGTCGATCAACTCGTCGTTGATGTACTGCTCAACGGTCTCGTCAGTCAGAATCTCCGTGAAGGTGTAGACCTGACGAGTGCCCTCGGGGCTGGTGCCCCAGAACCGGTACTTCAACTTGAAACGCAGGATGCGGTCACGGTCGTGGGGGTGATACTCGGGGAAGCAGTGAGCAGGGTTCAGCGGAATCAGGCGGGTGCGCCCAGCATGGATAACGCCAAGCGTGTCCTCCCACGGCTGCTCGTAAGCGACCTTGACGAAGCAGTCTCCGGTAACACCGGCCAACTGCCCCATCTCCCATAAAACTTTGCCCTTATTGTTGTCGACTTCCCAGACCTTCTGAAGGACGTGGGGGATGATCGCGCCGTTGGCCTCGGGGGTCTTGAACTGAACGCCTTTACCAAAGCAGAAGTTGGTGATGTAGTCCGACATGGTGCGGACGTAGTTCAGAGCGAGATTCTGTTCACCCATCTCTCGACGATGAGACCAGTGGTGACCGAGGTACCACGCCCAGCAAGCGGCATAACGGTTAAGACGGGGGCCGTGAACCTCAAACTCCTCGTCAGCAAGTTCGACCAGTCCAAGAGGGGAGATAGCGACCGTAAGATCACTGGAACTTGCTCTATAACTTGGAGACCAAAAATCAACAGGCACTAAGTGCTCCCGTCAGACGTACGTACACAATGAAGAATAGCAGACTACTTGCTGCTCTTCTTCTTCTTTGCGGCGTTCATGTTATCTACAAGATTAGGGTAAGGACGACCAGCCTTCTTGGCCGCAGCCTTTGCCTTGGACTTTTGTGCAGGTGTTAACTTCTTGTCCTTCTTGGTGGGATCTTTCTTTTCCCAAACCTTCTTCTCAGCCATTACTTCTTTCCCCTGTTACGTGCTCGGTTAGTGCTGGCGTCCTCCTTGACCAACTTGCCGTCCTTGGTGTGAGATAGGTCTTTGCCTCCCTTACCATCCATACCACGGTCACGGCGAGCCTGCTTCAACTCGGTACGCTTCTTACGCTGCTCAGGCTTCTGGTTGAACTCCTTGTTATAGGCGTCCTTCTTAGCCTTAGCATCTGGGTTGTTGCGGTAGTACTGGGCGCTCTTACGAGGAGACGCACTCTTGCGAGGGGCCATTACCACTTCACCTTGTCTGCCCAGTAGGCGGCGCTCATCTTGCCCTTCTTGATGTTGGCACCGTGGCGGGCCTTGAACGACGCCCGCTTCTTCTTCATGGCATCCGACTCGCCTGACTTCGGCTTACCGGCGGTCTTGGCCCCCTGCTCACCGAAACGGATCAACTTGACCTGATCGCCCTGCTTGGCGAGGACGGCGTGAGACTTGGTGGCGTGGCCGGGGGTCTTCTTGGGCTTGTTGTATCCCTCAAAGGTAATCCCACCACGAGTTAGTTTGCTGCTTTTCTTCTCAGCCATAATTACTCCTAGATAGTTGTGTTGGTAACTCTTTCGATGAGTTTGTTGTCCTTGGTGTAACCGCCACACGCCTTGCACTGCATGATGCGGTACTTGCCGGTACGTGTCATATAATAGCGGTTAACGACAAGGTCGTCGTGCCCACAGCGGGGGCAACCCTCAAGATCCCCATCGTAGAGACCCTGATGTGGGTGGTTCTTGATCCACGGCAGAAGACGTTCGTACACCTGTTCGGTCAGGACGACATCCTGCATGTTGTACTTCTTCATGGTGCGCCACGACTTGTCCTCGTTACGCATACACCCAACCCACAGGTCAAAGCCATCGTGCTGAAGTTTGGAGCCTATGCCCAACTCCACCGCAACGTGCTGAAGTTTATTGGAGGCGAACTTGAACCTCTGCTTGACGACTGACAGCAGGTCGATGTCGGCATATTGGGACGGAGGATTCTTGCCAGACAACACGAACTCGCGATTGAGGTGCTTCATATCAAACGCCTTGCTGTTGTAGCCGACAACTACGTCAGCCTCGTCCAGCATCTGCCACGCCTGATCGACCATGGAGTCGTGGCCGTCGTGGTAGTCGGAGGCGAAGTAAACCTTCTTCTCTCCGTACCACTTAGCGGCCCACGAGATCACGGTGCCGAACTCCTCAACTTGGTTGAGGCCGACGTTCTGATCCCAGAGTCCCCAGACGTAAGCGAGGCTGGGGCGCGTCTCAATGTCAATGGTGAGTATCTTGATTCCCAAGTGACTACCTTCCTGATGTACGCACTTGGTTAAGCATAGCCCACCTTACCGT